GAAGTCGGGGGTAGTACTAACCCCGACTTCTTCTATGTTTTATTTTGGAACATATTTTGCACGAGACAAAGCCAACTGTTTTTTCCTATGAGCCGCCCGTCAAGCAGGGCGGCTCAAGAGAAAACCTGCAGATGTTTTGAGGTCGGTCGTTGTGTTCGGAGCGAAAACGATTTTTTGCGGTACGCCGTTATGGAATACATATTTTATACATTATTGCTAAAGTATGTATATCTGTTTAACTGTCAAAGAAATAGGCCGTAGCGGTATAATTAAAAGTTAGGCCACTATCTGCGGGGACACCATCTACTGTGGCGGCTCCTAGTGTCATAATATATGGAAAGTTCTGAGACTTAGGGCTACCTCCAGTTCCATATTTCAACTTCATACCTTTGCCAAAGGTTAAGGTCTTTTGCATCATCTTAAAATTATTCGTCTGGTCAGCATCAATGTCAAGCTGGGCTTGGTTGATTGTTGGAGATGATAAGTAATGACGGCGATCATATCGGGCTACGAATGCAGACTTATTGATAGGGGTCTGCAAACTATTTATGTCTCCGATGAATGGCTGGGCATTTTCTAAGAGTTGGTTGAACTGAAACTCGGCACCGTTGTTTGCTAAAACGAATTGTGCGTCTGCACTTCTTTGGCGAAGTATCATATGGCGGACTACGTAGCGACTGCGTGAGCCATCAGCAGGGACTTTCTGGGTTATCCAACCTCTAATGATGATCTTTTTCAATGTAATTGAATTACCGTCTCTGTAAAACTCTTGGGCGATAGCATTTCCTGCTCCTACATTTCCTGCTTGGGGGACATCAGGCATCACCTGTAATACGGAGTTGCTGTTCAGTTGTCCTTGGATTGGAAGCTCTCCGTGGAGAACGGCCACCTTAAGTTCTCGTTGGGTATTGACCACTCTAAGAACCCTTTTTGCAAAAGTTAATTTGGGGGCTTTGCGACCCTTGCCTTTACGCTTCCTTGCGACGTGTTTCAACCAGTTGCGTCCCATTGTTATAATGTAGGTACAGATAATAATTCAGGAATACGACGATTATTAAAATCTATTCCTTCGCAGTATCCTGAGTTCCCATCATCATCTCTACGATAATATCTTATTATATCTATTCTTCTGAGCAGTTGTTGTAAATCTTCTGACGTTCTACCTTCCCAAGTATCCACTGGAGATTTGGGAGTGGTAATTATAATTTTCTTGGCTCTTAACTGACGTGAGCCACCTTTGCATTCTATTCTATGTTCATATCTATCAAGAAGACGTAATAAGGTGCGGAACTTACAGAAGTCTCTCCTATAATCGTCAATGATTACCTCTTCGTGGGCATCATAGCCTTCCCACCATCTATTATCTTCCATACAAATGTAGGGTTCTGTACACTCAGCAAGAGCATCACGGGTTTTGCCTGTTCCAGTTTCGCCATAATACCAATGAATTTCAGGTTTCCAGTTTCTTGGAGGCTCAAAATATTTAAGAACTATCTCTGCCATTCTGACCGATTGATAGGACGTGGCTTCCGCCACTACATCTCTTATATTGAACTCACCCGCTGTAATTTTATCTCTGATTTTATGAATATCATTTCTGGCACCTTGAGAAGGTCTGGCACCGAACTCCTTAAAAATACCCTCTTTACTACAGTATTTTACATTGTCCTCTGTAGAACCATTTGACCTTTCTAAATGTTGCGATGGAAGAAGTTTTTTAACCGCTGAAAATGATTTGGCGTTCTTAAAGTATATATACCCTTGTAGGTGGCTACGGTTTGTCTTGGGACAAGTTTCCTTACCATAACACAAGTAAGTATAATCTAAACTTTGTAAAAACTCTTCATCTAAAGAAAAATCCGTAAAGCAGTAATCTCTATACCTTGACATTATACTTTACCTAAAGATAAAATTGCACAGAAGTTTTACACAGAAGTCGGGGGTAGTACTAACCCCGACTTCTTCTATGTTTTATTTTGGAACATATTTTGCACGAGACAAAGCCAACTGTTTTTTCCT